TGCATTGAACTGGCTCATATCATTCGATTGACCCGTATTGAATTGACTCATGTTATTCGCTTGATTTGCATTGAATTGACCCATATTATTTGCTTGACCAGTGTTAAACTGGCTCATATCATTTGCCGCACCAACATTGAATTTATTGATATCCATTTCATTACCGATATCGAATTGATTAGTATTGATTCCAGCTTCAGAGTTATACTTATCCGCGTCCATCTGAGCGTTGAGACGACTATTCTCGATGTTACCCATTCCCTGTAAGCCAGAGATTCTATTTAAAGCACGGTTCTGAGCGATGCCTGCCTCTACATTCTGAGCAGCATCAGACATTCCCTGACCCTGTTCACGCGCCATCTTCACTTGTGCAGCGATAGCATTAGGTGAGTATCCGCCCTGTAATCCACGCTGCTGTTGAACCGCGCGTTCAGCATTACCATATGCGGCTCGAATGGGAGCCATCCCACGCGCACGCATATTCGCTACATCTTGATTGGAGTATCCACCAGTCTTAGAGAAGTCCTGAAATCCGCCATAGGACTCGAATGGATTACTCGCCTGCACACGCTCGAATGGATTGGATGCTCTAGCTGCATTAGCACGTTCTAAATTAGAACGCTCCAGATTAGAACGTTCCAGATTAGCAGACTGAGCAGTGCCACGCTCCACTCCTGCACGTTCCACTCCCACACGTTCAGGACTGACAAGATGCGCGCTGTAACTAGATGCCGCACCACCACCCCCACCACCTCCACCCGAACCACCTGCACCACCTGATGCAATATTCCGATATTGATTCATGATATCGGTGTAGTTGCCGTAATCCGCTTCACTCCCTCTGCCATAGTTGTAAGACATGGCATCCGCGAGTGGACCCTGCTGACTCTCATATCGCTGTTGCTGATATTGAGCAGAGTTCTGCATCCGACCTTTCGGATCATTACTACTGGACTGACCCGGATTAGCCCCGTATCCCTGTGGCTGTTCTGTCTTTTTATTGCCGCCCATGATGCCTCACATGTCCAAAATAAGAGATTGACCTTGGGGTAATCTAAACCCATTCCTCATAAGACGCCTGCTATAAGCGGGATTCTGACTCCATACGAACATCTGGTCATATCCTGCGCGCTCACAGACGAATTTGGATGCGTGAAGCATCTGGTAGAGTGCCCTAATTCTGACCCTCGGATCTATCGAGAGATCAGTCACCAACAGACACTCGGCGATATTCCTGACTCCACCTGCCGTAATGACTTTTCCGTCAGAGTCATCAGTCACCACGAACGCGCAGATGAATTTCATGAAGTCAGGTAGATCGAATTCATGCGCGAAATGCGTGGAATGAATCCGCTTTAGTTCATCTAAATCAGATGGAAGTAGTGAGCGAATCATACAGGGAATGTAGTTAAACTGGTCGGATCGAAGAAAATCTGCATCTGAAACGTTAGATAAATCTGTCCAAGTGTAAAATTAGTTTGATCTAGTTTAGAAATAGTCATATACGCATTTCCAGTATTGATGGCAATTATACAAGATTGCCATCCTCCCATGTGTAGCATACCCGTTATCTGAGATTGTTTACTCGCCACGATTCCGGCGGGGGTCTGTAATAATATAATATTTGAGGGCGTGCCTGATAGAGTGCTAGGACCTAAGATTAAATTCCAGATCATCGTTCCATTGATTAAAGTAAAGTTATTAGTAGTTCCAGAATTTACAACATCCCATATCATACTTCCCGTACCCTGATAATTAACGGGGTTAAATGGAGTATCTATACTCCTACCTAATGGATTGACTCTCGCCTTCTCGTAGTATTCGATAGATCTCGTCCCCACACCGATAGTCTGGAATGCGGTGAAGTTATTATTTACATTCGTAAATGCAACATTCGGTGGTAGAGTCCCCGGTATACCCTGAATACCTTGCGGACCCTGTGGACCTTGTGGACCCTGTATACCCTGTGGTCCTGTAGGTCCAGGTGGTCCTACTGGACCCTGTGTGAGTGGATTCCAAATAGGAACCCAATTCGTTGTGTTTGGATCAGGTATCGCCATCTCTGTCCTAATTACGGGAAGATAAATGGAGCCAATCTAACACGTTGATCGCATTACGCACGGGTGTACCAGTCTGCCATGGAACCTGTGAGATGTAACTGAACAGGAGATCGAATTCAGGCATCGTCAGTTGGATAGTCTTATCACCATCTACTAACTGACGCTCAGGCTCACCATTCACCATCTTCTTTCCACATGGCTTCAGCTCACTGATTGATTCCAGTTTCTCGAAGATGGACATTTCAGTCCTTAATACCTGAATTCCCTTCGTCTGCTGCATGGAGCCACCTAATACAAAGCCAACGAAGCAGAACTCGAATCGCTTCTTTCCATACAACTCATCACTAAAATCTAAGGTCATAATCAGTTCTTCTGACAGAAAAAGATGTCAATGAATGGGGGTAAATGTGCTGTAACCCCAGTTACGCCTGATAGTGCTGCTGCACCAGCCGCCGCCGATACTCCTGTTACACTAAATGGCCCGTCATCTGGAATACTACCAGTTCCACTTCCACTCCCAGATCCAGAGAATGTATGCGCATGATTTCCTCCCGATTGGGTATCAATTTCAAGACTTACTGATACATTATGAGTATGAGGCGGAGTTAATACCTGGAAACTACCACCAGCATCAGCCGTCTGCACACTACCACTACCAACTCCAGTTGTGTAACCCTGACTATGGGAAATATGATGTTGATGACTCCCATCAGTCGATGTGGTTCCACTAATTCCTACAGTGACATTCACCGGACCAGTCGAACCACCATGACTATGGCGTCCTGTTTGATACGAACCTGGCCCATGCGTATGATCTGGAACCGCTAGTGGGCCGACTGAGTGCGAGTGACTCTCAGCACCACCAGTGACTCCAACTACAGGACCAGATCGAAGGAATAATCCATCCCATGCCACCACGCGCGTCCATCCGGGCGGACATGGGAATGGACTAATGACTACGAATCCAGATGGAAATGGTTCAACTACTGCTGGAATAGGCACCCACTGTGAGTCCCCCCTCAAGTAGGTGGATGAGTTAGTAGTTCCATTACCTAATCTCGCCGCAGCCACGATTCCAGTCGTGATATTCGGCCCATGTAGGTTCAGAATCCCATTTCCGTTTCCTGAACCGATTGCTTGAGAGTAAAATAATCCATTTCTACCAAATGTGAACTGCGCGTCAATTACAGTTAAAGCATCATTTAATGCCTCAATATAGAAGTGTCCGGCGCCATATTGAACCGTTCTGAAGTAGTGCTGATTGACTGAACCAGTTGTATCATTAAAGTAAAATGCCGAATTGGCTCCAGAAACTTGTGAGTTTGTAGCGAAAGTCTGAACAGCGAAGTGATTATCAATATTCTTCAGCGCAACATTCGATGTGAGCCTATTGTCAGGTAGCGTCCCCGTAGTATCTGTTAGTGGAATAGTCGGGACTACGGTTGGAAATCCACCTGCATGTTTTACGTATCCGGGGTTAAAGACATTCAGAGCAAGTCCATTCGGGAGATTTGGATGAGCTGACTGAAGCCAATATGTGGCATCAGCTACCGCACCACCTGGAGGTCCCTGTATACCCTGTATACCTTGATCACCCTTATCTCCCTTATCTCCTTTTGGTCCTTGTGGACCTTGAGGTCCAGTTGGTCCCGGTGGACCTACAGCAGTAGCAATTCCTACACCGGGCCATGCTACAGGTGGATCACTCGTAGGTTTCACACATAAATAGGCGACATTATCAGCCGCAACTACCACATCTCCATCAGAATAGAGTGTGCTAGCTACGAAATCACCTAAATACTCTAAATCTAGGTCAAGAATCTGTTTCTTAACCGTACTATAGTCTGTTTTCAGTCCGTATCGTGTTAATAGTTGGAGGGAATTCGGTAAAGTAGCTGTTTCATCCTGACTCGTGATGAATGTCTCATCTCCTGTGACATTTCCTTCACCACCAGTAGTTCCACCGTCAGCGAGAGCTTGGAGAGTATCGAAATTGAACCAACTTAACCTCTCAATAATCTCCTGAACGACTTGATAGAGGGAATTATCGATATCTCTAGTCGCAGCTAGAGTTCCCTTCAAATCAGCGAATTCCGGCACCCTACGAGGAGGTCTGAATGTCATTATGACCCCGGATAGGACTTGTAGAGTTCCTTAGAGAAGATGACGATTCGGTTAATTCTGAAGTATTCCCCTCTAGCCGTAGTCTTTAACTCGAATGCAGCTCTCTGTTCTACGAAATTCACCAATCTCGTAGGCGCGTATCGAGCTTTCAGAGCCATTTTAAGTGGCTCCATTGCTTTAGAACGAATATCGTTGAGTGAATACACAGCTAACTGTAAATCACCTAAACCATCTACTCGAATTCGGATCGAGGAGAAGTGAGATGTGCTCTCACCTGATGACTGCTCACTTAATGCGGCACCTCTTGGCATCTTACTCTCCGATGTAAGCAGTTCTGATGGTGGGATCTGGAATCTTCACAGCTAAGTTACGATTATAAATATCCGTACCAGAAGCACCAGCAGTTATGGTAAACAGCCCCGTTAAATCCTGTGGTGGTGTAGTAGGTTTACCTGTAGGATAGCCCTGATAGGTCACATACAGGTATAATTTGTTATGAATAGCAGTTTTAGTAGGCCCCTGTGGTGTGATTGGATTCCATAAAAATCGAGCACCAAATTGCCACAAGTAAATAGTTGATGCTTTAGGAACTCCATTTACACCCGGTGGAATGGTTACGGCCGTATCACCCGGAACGAATCGATACTGCGCGTCACCAGTCGGAGCGATTCTATTCCCTACATCGTCAATGAACAGACCCCAACTCTCATTGAATGGAGTTCCCGTATCTGTTCCAGAGGTGGATGAGCCGTAATACACTACATCATAAATCTGGAAATCCTCTGTAGCGAGGGTGCCGCGATCCTGAAACTTAATTAAAGGATCAGCATCGTAGAATGTCGGTGAGATGGGAGTTGTTCCCGGATCGACGATACAGTCCGCAGATGAACTGGGATATAGCCATGACTGACATTGGCTGGTGTTAGCCATGTATGCAGGATCAGTGACAAGTTGTAATCCTGATGGATTGTCAATGTTCGTGTATGCATGTCCATGTTCCCACGTCTCACCCGGTCCAGTGTATGGATTCGTTATGTTGGAAATATCACCCGGCACTCTGAGGGGACTCACCCAGAATGGTGCCGCTCCCGCTGTCGGATTCGCATGCCATTGCTGACACTGAGCTTGCATATTAAGACCAGATAATGCAACATTCCAAAACTTGAAGTTGCAGATGGCATTACCTGAGTTAGCAAATATTACAAAAAAGTCAAAAGCAGCATTAATCCGAGTTACCATTCCCGCAACTGTCTTTAATACAATCGGCACAGTCCAAGGGGTGGGATGAGTTGAATCTTCTGTGCCTATGGAAATAATCGTATCTGCATTATTCTTAAAGAAACAGATGACAGACCATTCATTGAATTTAACCAGACCGAAGTATTGAGTTGGGAGGCTTAGAGTACCCGCACGAGATGAATATACCCACTGGGTACCGTCATGCCCGACGTCAATCACACTCCCATCAATATGATGGTGATGCACTAGATTAAGAGGAATCGACGGTGTCATAGGTTTAACCCAGATACACCAGCTATAATTTGGCCCAGTTTGTATGGTTCCTGGAAATATTACAGGGGGATTCGCTAACTCTCTCCCAGTATTTCGCAAACCGAACGCAGCAGTTCCGGCAAATGGTAGAATCGCCATTATGGGATCACCGTAATAGCTGGATGGCTAATGTCATCGACGTGAGGACCATTTGTACCAATTGTCAGGTCATCAGTATTGATAAGCAGAATCGTATTGATGTCGGCATTAAATTTCCATTTTGACCATCTAATAGCCATCGCGTTCATTCCATTCGTGTAATCTGCATGTAAAATCTCATTACGACGCAGACCCGGAATAGTGATCCACATCTTCTTATTGATGGAATCATTCACAATCTCTAACTGATGGAATAGATTCCTATCCATCAGTTTCCAGAAATTCTCGATCTTGAATGACAATTCCGGACGCGCGAACACACCATTGAATAGCATGAGTCCTGACCAATCAACGATGAGGAGGAAGTCAGTATTTACTCCGCCGGAATCAAGAACTGTAGCAATTCCATGCACCGGAGCACCAACAGCCTGATCAACCACTTCCTCTTGCCATGTAACCGGCTCATCATTGTTGTCCGAATAGACGTAGGTTCGTGTATGTTTAAATAGGTAAAGAACATCACGGAACTCCTGCGCCGTAGTGAGAGCCTGACCATCAAGAGGAGCTACAATAAGCCCATCGATTTTAGAAATTGATTCAGGTTCACCAGGAAAGGATACACGCGCGATTGAACGATTATCCGTAATACCCGGTGGTAATCCCTGCAACGTCTCAGTAGTCCCAAATTCACCTACAATGATTAGCCGTGAGTGATATGTGGTTAGATTCACTCCCGCCGGAATCTCACTGAAGTTATCGATGAGATGTGATGCGTCAGCGATCAGATCAGAGTCGAAGTAGGCGACTTCCCATGATGTAGTCGTGTTATCGTTAATCGTCCCACCCGGAATGAAGAAGAACTGATATCCCTTCTGATCTCCATTGTAGTTGAGAATAGCCTTCGTCGAGACGAGATGACGCCTCACTACAGGACTTGGAGGTGGAGTTGAAACAGGAATCTTGGTAACTAACACCTTCTTAGTAGCTTGGAAGTCGAGTTCAGCGAATATTTCAGGTCCAAGTGCAGTTAAATAGCCCGTATCCGTCTCATACACTACCGCGATGAGATGTTTCCCCGCATCTACGACTTCTTGAGTTCCCGTATCCGTTCCATAAGCAGCTACTAATGGAACACCAGGATTAGAGGGAGGTAATCCTGCTGCTTTACGCGCGAGTGAACCATCTCCCTTATACACATAGAGGAATCCATTTGGCGCACCTAGTCCGAGGGAATAATTCTCTCCATAAGCACCAGTGTAAATCTTGAATGGAGTGATATACGCGCGGCCATTAATCGCTACGAATCCGAAATCCTCCATACCAGTGACGGTCAGAACTAATGTCACATCTGCTGAAGTTCTCCCAGTGATATGATAGATTCGACCCTCATCAGATAGGGCGAGGATAGTATCACCCTTCTGAGTGGTGTAGTTGTATGCTCTTAGTATCTTGATTGTGGGTTGAGGAGTAAAAAAATACGGCTGAATCCCGTCTCTGGTTTCAACACCTGAATGAATATATTGAACATTCTCGGCTATGGTGAAATGGTCAGAGGGGCATGACTCAGCATCCCCTCTATCCCACCACCCACCGAATTCTTCAATTACTAATGGATCGTGATCGCGTGTGCCCGGCATGACTAGAATCCACCCCTAGACTTGTAACCCGCGCGAAATGGGCGATGGCGAGTCATAATATTTTGTCTACCCTTATTGCTAATTGAAGTCGCTCGTTCTAATGCCTTCTCCGCATGACCTTCAAGCATCTGAGCACGAGATTCATTCTCTCCAATGAACATTGCACAGTATGCAGCAGTCTTGTAGGAGAGATAGGAGCGCGCATTAACGAATGTGATGACTGAATCCGCATCCACCACATAGGGAACACCTTGACGGATGTATCTGAGTTGAATTTCCCTCTCAGTTAATGCACCACTAGGAGGTTGAGTGGATGGTGGACCTGATCGAGTTCCTGCGTTATTGAATTTGATGGTCTGATCTTCCCATGCCCATTGCACTAATGCATCTTGGGGAGGAAATCCTGGCTGATACTCTACCCTCGTCATCCTAACGAATGGATCATTAGTTCCGGATAGACGTTCACCAATCTCCTGAATCTCAATTAGATCGTCTGGATAGTTAGGTTCACCAGGAACAATCCACTGGGGATGCCTAATAGCCCATACACCCTTAGGAACTACAATAACGATAGATGTCTGATTAGAAATGGAACTATTGGATTCCTCCATAGACTCAGACAACTCATCAATAGCCATATTGAGATATGGCAACATTACAGCGTAAGTATAATCAGTCTTATTTGGATCGTTTAGGAAATTCGCTACCCGATCCATGACCTGACCTGCTGTAATTAGCGTAGTGCTCATGGTTCGGTTCCCTTCTAATTGCTAAGCAACAACGACAGCGTAGTTCCCATTCGTAATCGTCACGGTGACTGTAGTGACTGCCGTCAGGTCGAATTCCTTGATGTTGTCACCAACACCAGTTTCCACCTGCACGAACAGTCTCTTATCATTCAACTGAAAGTCAATACCAATGACTCCCAATAACTGTAATGCTGTGACCTGACGATCCGGACCTGTCTTGGCTGTGACGGTAGCTGTATGTGGCATCTCTAACTCCTCTTTTACCGAAACGAATCATTGAGCGAACGTGAGATTCAACTTCTTGGCGAGTTCTGGATCTGCAATGGCCTTACACGTCTGGCAGATGGGAAATAATGCATTGCGTAATGAACCACACGCGACACACTTCACCAATTCAGCAGCCTGATGGTCCCCTAACCACGGCTTATTCTGAATATTTAACTCTCGACACGCCATACGCGCGTCATCGGATACAGAGAGTGGATTGCCCTGTGAACGTGACCACATGATGTCCGCCATGCGCACTAGTTCAAGGAGCCACTTCTTCTGCTTCACCTGCGCACTCTTTAATAGTGGCGCATGCTTCTCCTTAATCTCCACCGACGTATATTCACCGGGGAGATAGAAGATACCCGGCATCTGATCCATCATATTGCAGCCGAGTAGACCATTCGCGTAGTCCTTCACAATCGAATCGGCGATTTGAATGGATGAGACAGGAATTTCGAGTAATGGCTGTTCCTCATCCACTTCACGCCACCAGCTAGATGGACCTACGATGAGCACAGATGGCTTATCGAATGTTCCAGCCGGAATAGTGAATGTATTTGGCTGAATCGTTGCCTTAAACTCAGTGATGGACTTCGGATAGATGGATACTACTGTGGATTTATCCATCGGATTGACCGCCGCTCGAATAGTGCGACGATGCATCTGATGTAACCCCGGAAACTCTCCTACTTGACTCATTACTTGTCCTCCTTATACAGCAGAGTACGAACCGCTGCGTCTTTAGCTTCCAGTAACTTACGTAACGCTACTGTCCTTTCCGGATTTTGAGGAAATTTCCCCACGAGTAATTCAGCCAGTTCACAAAATGGCTTACTTGCATCCTGAAGATGCGCAGGTAAGTGCGCGTATTGAAAAAACTGCAACATTCGGTCCATTACTCTGCTCCCTTGGTTGATTCATATGAATTGGGCACAACCACGCCCTCTTTATATCGAAGCGCATCGCCAGTTTCGGTTTCATCACCGAATAGTTCTTCGTGAATCAATTTAATTCTCTCCTGTCTCCCATCCTCTGTGGTATTTAACTCCGAGTCCACGTATTTCCTCAGTGATGTGACACCTTTCGCCGCGAACATCACATCAATAACCATCTTAGTAGCCGGCCACGTAGGAGGACGTGGTTCCCGTTTATCATTGCAGTATGCCCAGAGTGGTTCGTATGACACCTTAGATGTTGGGAGTTCTTCTGCGTTCACGTCAGGAACTGCTACCAACTGCTCAAGGATGTATAAATCCTTCAGATATGGATACTTTTTAACTAACTCCACCTGAGGGAATAGATAGTCCACACCAGCTTCTGACGTTTCAATTAATCGTTTCTCCGTCTCATCATTCGCCCACACGATGCGAAACATCGGACGCGCGGTTGATGCGTCAGTCCCGAAGAAATCGATCAGTCTCATGTTCAGCGTTTCAATTGATTCCATGATTAAGTGCGCGTGATTCTTAAAGATGGTGTGCGCGCCCCACCCCATTGCACTACACGCCCGATTCAATCACCCACTTACCGAGTGACCGAACATACACCAACATCAACGCGCGGTTCTGGACGGCTGCAAGACCTACCAGAATGTTTCCGCTCGTGCCGAAGGTGATACCTGCCGCATTGGTAGGAATCAAGATACAAAAGCCGCTAAATCCACCACCAAAGTTCGGAATGATGGTATTCACAGCCGTTGTACCAGTAAGCAGCACGATATCCGTTTTCACGTTAATCGATGCTGCTGATGCAAGAGTAGATTCGCTCAGCTTACTGGTTGTACCTGGAAACATTTCTCTCTCCTACTAACCGACAGGAACGTACTTACCAGCGGCGGGATTGTAGACCAACAGCATCGCCACACCCACCACGGATGCAACTGCCGTCAGAATATTCCCCGCTGCCGTCACACCAGCAGTTCCAGCGAACTGAAGTGCAAGCATGTGTGCGAATGGAACAGGCGGTACGATAGTGACTACCGCCGTGTTACCAGTCAACACCGTCAGGAATGAAACGGGTGCAATCGTAGCAGCACTTACCAACGTCGTGGACTTACCCCCGTATGGAGTAAGTGCAGCCCAATCAGAATCCGGAATTGGCATTTTCCTACTCCTCTCTTAGTAACCGACGGGAACGGCCAACTGATCGATGTAGCTGCATGCAGCAGGATTAGTCACGAACGTCTGCATACCAACTACCATGTAGAAGATTTCCGCTGCGGCCACACCACCAGATGCGCCACGAATCTCGAAAATCTTCCTTCCGTCTGTTGTGTAGAAGCCAATGGGAAGAATTTCCCCACGACCCCACACTTCATCCAGAATGAAGTCAATCCGCGTCTTATCCCACGAATATGACGGCTTAGTAGATGCACCAGCAAGCTGCATCCCATCACCGAAATACATGTTGAGACTTTCTTCTTTCGCCGTTTTCTGAATGATAGAGACTAACTGACCAATCTCCTCATACGCCTGCTTCTGACACGGATGCAACCATGCCACTGGATTGAAATTGTGATCAATTCCAACCCTGTTACCGATCTTGTTGATTGCAAGACGCGGTAATGGCAAGGTGAGTCCCGCACCATTCGCATTCACACGGTTTGCGCGAATCTCAGGCGTAGTGCTGCGAGAGAATCCCAACCATGTACCGGCTGAAGCATTGGAGTGATGATACGGCACACCAAACAGCGCAGGGAGTGATGCCGGAGCAGCGATACCATCAGTGACGATCTTATCGCCAGCGATGACACCTGCAATCTGTGGAGTTAATGCAACTGTCTTATTCTCCACGTCATACAGAGTGATCTTCGCGCTACCCTTATTGGTAGCAAGAGTGGCATCAAACACCTGCACCGTCTGCCCAAACCTCATCAGACGGACACCGAATCCATCTGTCGTTAAGGTGAGGACATTGGAGCCACCAGCAGGCGTATCAGTCGTCACCACACCGATGACGCCATCACCCGTCTGCATCATCTGTGAATCTAACTGACGCCGCATCTCATCTAATGCAGTAGCCGTCAGACGACGCACAGAATTGATGACCGCTTTACGCGCATCATCAGTGGCCCACTGTGTCAACTTGGTGTATTCGATGTTCTCTGACGCGAATACACAATTCAACACAGCCTTATCGAACGTAGGACCACCACCACGACCCAGATCACCGCCATCTGGATTGAAGTACTGGAAACTTCCACCCGGACGTAATTCCAACGGAACACGCATCTGACGGTGTGAAATCTTTTCCACATCCCGCTTCTTGATGTTCGCGTAGAACTTGTCATCACGCTCGAACAACACACGAACCTTGGTAATGACCTTTTCCAGTTCGAGTGCTGCTACCTGACTCTCAACAACTGCCATAATCTCCCCCTAGTCTTTCATCAAAAATTCCGCAGTAGTCATACCACGCGGAATATCCTTCGCCGTCTTAATTTTTCCACTAGATGGGGGAGTGGAAGTTCCCGAGCGCGTGATTGGACTCTTTTTAGGAGTCATTTCTTCAAACGAATTCGATGAGCGTGCATGACCCTTCAAAGCCTGATTGCGGGCCTTTTTAATCACTGAAGGCAACAGTGTCTTCGCTTTGCTCAGGTATGCCGCTTTGATACGCTCTGTCGATTCCTTGTCAAACCCCTGTTTGAATGACTTCTCCCACAGTCTGTCTAACAAGCCTCTGAAGCGCGTATCCTTCGAGATCAAATCCTCTAAAATCTCATGCGCGTCTGATGTCGCTTTACCGCGCACATATTCTGACATCGACTGATTTGGATCGATGTTCTGCGCGATTGTTGATTTCAGAACATTATCAGCTTTAGTCTGAAGAGTTTCCCTCGTGTCTTCAAACTTCGTGTAGACCTGCTGACGCTGCTGTTCATAGAACTGCTGCTGTTGCTGATCTACTTGAGGATTACTCCGCGATAACTGTTGGGGCGGAGTGAAATTCTGTGAACCGAATACGAATTGGTTCAGAATGTTCGCCGCCGCCTGTAGAGGTTGTCCCTGTTCTCCTAGATTCCTGCCCTCACGCACCATCGTGATGATGGTGTCTTTGATGACATTTCCCAGCACATGAAAATATGCCTGTGAATCCACCTGACGGAGTGTTGGGAGATAATTATCTACAACTTTGTAGAACGCTTCCTGATCCTCTGATTTAGCGGCTGCGAGAACGGAGCTAATGTTACCTGACATTATCTCACGTTCAACATGATCCATGATGCGCGCTTTTTCAGCGGCATTCTGAGCATCAGGAATCGTTGGAAATACTTCAGTGAACTGCTGCTCCCTGTAGTATGCCTTCTCTAAGTATGGGAAGTCCTTGAATAACTTCGGATACTTAGCGAGAATCTCCTTACGACGGACTGGCGTAGTTAACTCTAAATCCTCTTCCTTCGGACCTTCGAGTTCTTCTTCAATCTCTTTAAGTTCGTCTACTTCTTCATCTTTATCATCCTCATCATCAGGGCCATCTTCATCTTTAGACTCTTTGACACCCTTGAGATCTAAGACTTCAGGCTCATCCTCTACATTGAGTAGTTCAAATGTCTCCTCCTCGCCAGAGCCATCACCTTGGCTAGATGTACCGGGAGAGTCATCGGGGCTGTGATAGACTCTAAATAAATTATTGAACTGTAGGCGCATTTTGGTCCTGTCCTAATGGAACACCTGAATTATTTTCAGGAGGTAGTGGAGCCGATCCCTCATTCGGAGGTGGAGGAGGGGGTTGCATCATCATCTGTTGCTGCATCTGCTTCTGCATATCAGCATCTTTATGTGCCTTCATGTGAAGTAATACGTTCTGATACCCAGCAGGATTATCTACTTTACATAAACGACCCGCATCTGATACCAACCAGCGACGACAAATATCTCCCTCCATTGCATGGTCGTCAACATCGAAATCTACTTCAATACTAGGAAGCATTTCTGGAGGTGGTGGTGGCATTCCTGCCATCATTGCCTGTTGCATCATCATAGGATCAGGCGGCATTTGAATAGGTTCTGAATCGACTAGTAAACTAATCTCTTCATACTGCTTCTGCCGATCATCCTCACCCGGAATGATGTAATCTGGAAGTCCAATAGCTCTACGTAAAAATGGCATATTCTCCGGTGATGCGAGAGTAGCATTCACCTGATCATTATTCAGCTGGAAGAGTTCCATAATAGCATCTTTCTGTTGATTCCATGTGATGGGAAGATTTTCATTTGCTTCCAATTCGATGGAACCGATTTTACCCTCTAGTTCCGCTCGTCGAACGAATACGTTGACGAAATTACCAAACTCGTCCTTCTTAACAGACTTATCGTCATCCTTCATTTCCTTGATGTAGAGAGGAATTGCTTTCCCGAATACATTCTTCCACCAGAGGAGAAGCATTTTCCAAGTCGATTGAAGTCTCTGTAAAGCCTGTGCACGAGACATTGAGTATTCGCTAGCAGTCCTACTTCCAGACATCTGTCCGCCGAAGAGTGAAGGCAGAGCACCTGACACCATTTGCCCGATTTCCTGTATCTTCTGAGCAAATGGCAGAACTTCCTGAGACAGTGTAGCAGTCTTGACCTCGTAAAAACCCTCGGATAATGGCTTACCTGATTTGGGTGTAGCCGGATAGATTCCACCTGGAATTACCTCACTATTTCTGTAAGCATTGAAGTTTAGGACTTTAGGATCTGCAAACGTCTGCGGAATTCCATGTTCAACAGTCTGAAGTACGAGCGAAATGAGATCGTTAGTGATGTCCTGTACCGACACCAGAAGTAAACCAATCGGATCGAAGTGAATATGATCCGAAAGGGGGTTCTGAGTAAGAGTCCAATGATCATCAAGAGCTTCGTTACAAGCGTGAGCAACTTCATCGTTGACCACCACTACTTTACAGCCGTTGGGATATGCTTCCCTTAGTTCTTGAGCCTCATCTTCCGTTAGTATGTTATAGGATGATGGCCTTAACCAGCAGTTTCTGACTGTGACGTTGTTGATGGGATGTTCGGATCGATATTGTGGAGATGTGCGTCCCCACTGCTCGTACAGATCGTAGTTGGAGTGACCTTGCCGAACAATCTTGTCACGAAGTTCAGGGTATTGTTCGAGTACATTTGCGTAATGCGTCTCGTATGAGTAGATAAGATAGTTGCAGTCGGCTTGATTCCTTGCCCAGTTGGGGACTTTGACGAATAATCCACCATACACCTCCATACAAACGCGCGCTTTGGGATGATCAGACTCACCCACTAATCGAGTGAATGTGAAGGTCTGATTCCTCTTATCAGGGATAACTTGTTGGGCACAGTTCTGACATACCTCCATGCCCTCTTCTTGCATCATGTAATTGATCTCAGCATCTTCATCGTCTGGATCAAATTTAGCCTTCTGCGTGTCACCTACTACGTCATCTGCCATCTCTGCTTGACACAGAGGACACACACTAATTTCGTGCTCTTCGTTGTATGTCTCTTCTTCACGCTTCTTGTATGTTCCGTATTTCTCGTCTTCCTTCGTGTATGTGTAGCACGCAGTCATGCCTTCCGTGCAAAAGATGAAGAGTGCGTGTAACCAGAGTAGAGGAGCATCATTGTGCTTGAAAATTAGACTAGCTACTTTATCACCAGCCTTTGCCGTCATCACATCCATCGGGTTATCAGCATCGTCTGGATAGCACATAATAGGTGGTACAGTAACAGAAAGAGCAGCGATAATAGACTCAAGATAAGCGCGGTAGATATTGACTGGCTTGTCGTAGTATCCTTGATCAGAGTCTTCACCCGTTCTATTAGATTCCGGAGTACGCCAATCATGCGCTACCTCACTAAAGTAGGTATGCTGTACATTCTCCCACATCAGTTTCAACCGACGCCATGTTTTAATCTGTCTGTCACGGACAGCTCTATCCTCATCGTCGAAGTGATCGACGATTTGTTTGAGCTGAGTTTTAGTATCTTCGCCTAATTCCTTCATTACGATGCCTTCCGATTCCTTCGACTTGCATTACCGCCAATTAGTGAACCCATATCACGCTGTGGTCTACCGAAATCAGAATTAATCTTCGGCATCCGACTAGTTACTGTCTCATACTTACCTTCATCATCAGGTTCTCCAATACGTGTCGTGACATCATAGCCACGCCTGAATCCCTGATCTTTCGTCGCAGCATTTCTACCAGCAGCGATGGAATTAGCCAGATTCGGTACATTCAAATCCATTCCCTGCTGATACTTAGCGAATCCGGGGCCAGAATTATTAGAGGAACCACGTGGAACAGCGGAACCTACTACCGAATCTGATGGACCGATTCCCCTGCCACCATCATTACCAATGGCGTTCTTAATTGCCATCGCACCACCGATAGCAGGTCCAGCAATTGATGCGACCTTACCAACTTTACCCAAAACATCAGCTACTTTACTGGTCTTACTAGCTACTTGTCCTACTTTAGATGCAGTATTTACTGCTGAACCCACTTTAGATGCAGCGGAACCGGCTTTACCTAACATACCTACAGCACCTAACGCGCCGGTAGGCATAAATGATGATGCGAGTCCCGCGTATCCACCCACTTTACCCAACACCTTATCGAAGTTGGATGGCGCGAGTCCCTTAGACTCTGCAACTTTCGCATCATGTTCACTCCACTTCTGAACTCCTTTATTAGCGAGTCCCGTGAGCGCGAGTGATGCGCCGCCAGTGAATGGTGCGGCTACGTATGGTGCTGCGGTAAGTGCGATCTTACCGATCTTACCTAAAACTGATTTGAAACCCATGCCTACTTCCCTTTCTTATGACTAACGGCAAGTGACATAGGGGGAAAAAATGTTTCGTTTAACCACATTCCACCATCCCAGGGACCCCTAGAATATTCAGATTCCTGTGAAAATGTAGGATGTCCATGTTGTTTGAAAGTATCCGGAAAATGTTCGTCCGGAGTTGACTTATTAAAACTAGGATTCTGTTTCCAAAAACCACGATAGTCATAGAAACTCTTAGGATCATCTACATCAGTAATGCCATTCCGTGCCACCCAGTTTTGAAACAATCCCTCATCCCTATTGTTAAGGAAAGTACGTTCCATCAAATCTTTAGAAGGCGCAATTCTTCCGGGATTCTGAGGCATTTACCTCACCGAATCGGAATATCGACGACGCCAAACGCGCGTAAAATGATGAAGATCGAGATGAGCACGATTACTACACGCAGAACTACCTGCATTGGGGGTGCCATCGGTACATACGTTTCGAGTAAGTAAAGAACGAGTCCAAGAACTACGAGGGTGATGATGAGAGTAATCATTCTACACCTAATTCCTGTTCGAGTTGGGTGATTTCCTTCTGTTTCTCACGCATCAACTTCGCTTTCTGCGCATCTTCCTGCTCTAACATCTGCTGTTTCACACGCCACGGAATGAATTGTGGAGTGATTGGTTTTAATTCTTCGGAAACAAGAGATGGAGCAGGCTCGGCTACCCCCCGGTCAAGCAATTTCTGCAACAGTTCTCTACGTTCCACATTGCTCTGTTCGAGCTGGTCCCGGAGAACATCACATGTATTGCAAGCAGGGACGAGGGGTAGACCGAACCACTTTTTTAACAACTCGGTAATCACTTCTTTTTCACCTGAGTAGTAGGTCCGATTCCCTTGAATGATTCAGGGGGAAGATAAATATCTCGTCTAGGAACCCAAGGACTATTTAATCTCATATATTCGGATGCATTACTCAGATCATACGCACTTGGTTTGCCATAATCTGGAAGTCCCTGTGCATGTCCTAATTCATGACGCATTATGTCTACTGTTTCAGGATAACTACGACTCTTTTTACTTAACATAATATTATTAGTTAGAGAATTAAACAAACCCCTAGTATCATCACCTAAATCCTCCCCGAGGTATACTCCTCGAACTCTCTTAGCTGCTTCAGGATACATATCTAACATATCCAATGCGGCTCTACCTTGATTATCAAATAGATAAGTTCTCTCAGGCCCACTTACTTCCGGCTTCTTCTTGGGCATCTTGAAGAATGTACTAGCGAGACTTTCCGCCCAGCTTGGTTCAGACTTCTTATTTAAGAAAGTATCGATTTTATTCTTAGATTTATCGTATTCTCCTTTGCGTATTTCCTCCCATGAACCTTCTGTAGGTCCAATTCCTGCCGTAATATCTTTCGGTTTCTGTGGCATGATTAATGCTTCGTTGAATGATAGCGACCGACTGGTTTGATAGCTACTTCCGTCTCAGATTCCAACTTATTCGAGTTACGATAGAATGCAGTCCAATCTTGATTCTGATTTAGTCTCTGTAATAATTCCTCTTGCTTTTGTACTCTCTTGAATTCCTGATTCGACTCATCGAAGTAAGATTCGGCAGCATCGACCAGATATCTGAGGCCATCAATAGGATCATCCCCTTCAAATTCCATAATATCCTCGATAGGCTTGTTTCCTTTCGGTTTGTCATAGCTACACGCCTTGATTGCCTCGACTAGAATGGGTGCGCATCCGTCAAATATCTGTAATTTTGGAATGTTAGTCTCTTCTTCTTGTGGTTCAAATGATTTGATATAAGATTTATATTCATTCATCCCTCGATTACGCATAATCCACATCGCGTACTCTTCATCATACTGTCCGATATCAGTAGGATTGACGAATTTAGAAGTCCAACGTAGATATTCATGAATTAGCATCTTACCCGCAACTCGCGAACCCGGCGTATTATTGCTGAGTTCTATCGGTACTTGGAGTTCATCCTCAATTTGCTGCTGGATCGTATGCTCCTGCCCACGATCCTGCCCCGCGGATTTGCAGAAACGTACAAGACGCGGATTTTCCTTATCGATGTACGCTTTAACATGAGGTGCCCACTCCGCTATCTTCGTTTTAACCCAGTGTTGCTCGCGATAGATATAGATACGACGGGAAGGAGCGATCGCAGCATATCCAATCCATGTCATAGCTCTGAAACCCCAATCTCCAATCACAATGCGCGGCCACCATGATGGGATAGCGAATGGGGGAACTACATGAATCGCATTAGCCGGTTCATCCTCAAACTTCCTGTCTCGAAACTCGTCGAATACCTGCCCCTGATACGCATCCCAATCGCCTAGTAACTTCGCTTTTCTCTCAGCTTCAATCGTAATGCCCTGTAATGATTGTCTGTAGGTCGGATCGATGTGCTTATTATCTTCTAGGGTTGAGTGGATGTAGATTCGTTTGTTTCCACCTCTACCGACGATGATTTTTCCACCTTCTGGAGCTGGCTTGATAAATCGTTTATATGTCCAAGTATGTCCAATGCCTCCCGGCATCCCTGCTGCACGTATGATTGCAGGCAATTCCGGTACTGGGGACCTAACTCTCTGAAAGCCGATATAGAGATAGATCCATTCCGTAATACTTGTAAGTTCGTCTGGAGTGAACAGGTTAATCTGCATTGAATCGTATTTGTGCACATCATCTTCATTCTCACAGTGTCCCAAAAAGATCATTGATCCCGCGTTAGTTGGTCCGAATTTCGTGCTAGTTCCAGTGCCGAACTGATCTTCTCGTGGGAAGGTCCAGCACATCTCTGTCTTATTTAGTGTAGCTCCGAATCTCCTATATAATTCTCGACTGCGAGGAATAATTTCATTCCTCAGTTCAGGGAAAGTACGACGCATAAACACCTGTTTAAACTTAGGGTGCTCGTGCCATCTGTGTACGATTCCGTAAAGTAGCAGAACATCAGACTTCCCCGAACCAGCACCGCCTCCATAGAAACCTTCCCTAATGGTGATTGGTAATGATAAGAATAATGCCTGCTTTGGCTCCGGCCGCCACTCGTCCGGATTCCTTTTACTGGTTGGAGTAGGAGTGACATCCATTATCGTCCGAACATTTTACCCATAGCCCCGCCGACTGCGCGTCCCATATTGGGTCTACCTCCACCCATCTGTGGATTCTGTTGTTGTGCTAGTTGTTTCCACATATTTCCCTGTGCTGGTTGGGGCCGATTAGGAATACCGGGACCCCCCATACCACCACCAGTGCCCATCATAGCTCCTGCTGCCTTTTGCTGTTCTAGTTGTTGCTGTACTTCAGGAGGAATTTGATTACCACCAGTGTAATCAGGCATTGGACTAGACTGAAATCCCTGAGGTGCTGGACCCGCTGGTGCCTGTGCCTGCATCTCAGGCATTGGCTGTGGCCTTTCCATATTACCACCACCTAACTGACTACCAATTTGACCTACACCTTGAGCAGCAGCAGCCCACGGATTAGGTGAAGGAGCAGATTTAGGTGATGGACCGATACCTAATCCGGGTAATGCTTTCCCCATCATTTTATTAGCAGAGTTCCCACCGGGTAATGCACCCATCATTTTATTGAGAGGTTTCGCCGGTGCTTTAAGTGCTTTACCAATCGCGCCAAACATACCCATGTTACTGTCTCCAGGTTCCTGACGCGGTGATTGTTGAGAGGAGGAAATCGGCGGAACTAGCTTCACGAAACAGGAGGCCATTCACGAAGATCTGAACTGACATGAATGGAAACGTCACGAATGGATACGTCGTCGGCGTTGCTTCGATACTCAGGAATAATGACTGCTGGGAAGTAGTCATATTGAATACGAAGGGTAACGTCGTCGTTACTTGCGCCAGTCCATCATTGGAATTCGAGTATCTGACGCGCGCGCCCAACGCATTCCCTGTGACGCGGAACTCAATCTTATGTTGCGTCACTACGGGGACATTAGGATTAGTAGGATTAGCGGGAGTAGTGACAGAGCTAGGGCTAGTAGGAATAATAATGTTCGTGTCACTGCATCCACCGATGATAGCGAGTGCGCATACGATAGTGAGAACGCGTAGAGTCATATACCCCCTGATTGATTAATCACGCTTGACCGTGACTACTGCATCTGCACTAGCCTTAATGAATCCACCGCCAGCTACTTGTGCGACTCCGCCAGTGAGTGTCAGGGGTGCAGACGCGGTGAATGCCAATGTATTACTGACACTAAGTGTAGCAGCTGAGTCAGAGAATACCATGACTTTCACAGCCGGGAGTGCATATGCCACTCCACTCTTTAAGAGAGTAGGTGGACCGGGTGAGAGAAGTTCTGTTGGCATCTACTTTCCCTTCTTAGTAGAAAGGAGTTCAGGTGGGGGCGCAGCGACTACAGTGAAGTCCATCGATGCAGATGTAACTGAACCATCGACTACAGTGATGGGCGCCACTACAGGATTCAGAACTAATCCCATGTCTACCGGCGTGGTAAGTTCTGTAGCTGACACATATGTAGTCGGAGATGCTGCGATACTATTGATGAAGATGACTGATGTCGCAGTGAATCCGGTGCCATGCACTGATAGAACGAAATCAGCACCACCTACTGTTGCGGTAGATGGAACTAATGATGTGATGACAGGATTCGGTAACTCTGGTTCGGGTGGAACTGGATCGACTCCACCTGCTAATACTAACAGGATGGCGTCGTATGCCTTCTCTGCGAACTTGCTATCTGAGCAACACAGTTCGAGGATACGCCAGATGTAATCCCTCTGCTCTCCTGTAGTTAATGATGGAGGCGTACCAGCTTTCAGTACAGGGAGGAGTGGATCTGTATGAACTGCTGAGAGAGGCATCTGATTCTCCTAATCACTATTCAGTGACTGTGATGGTATCGAACGAACGCTCATCCCTGAATGTGGGAGCGTATACGACGAACTGTGGGCCTCTACCTTCTAATGCACTCATCGCATCAGAGGGAGGCTCAAGATTCTTGATGATGGCAGACATATCCTTAGCAATGCCTGATAGATCACGGGCATCAGTGTAATCTAGTTTATCTTGTGTAATAGCGGAGAGAGCAGAGTTCAATACTTCCGACGCGCGCTTGATGGATCTGCGTCGAGACTTATTGATGTGCTCTAGGATGGCGGGCTTGGGTGTATTGATTGTAGCTGTGGATGTTGCGCCCTTACTGTATGCGCTCACACTACTCGCACTAATTCCGAATTGTGCCGCTAGTTCTAACGCACTCGCTCTACCATTGATTACTGATTCCTCACCAATGATCTTCTGTAGTGATTCCGGCACACCGACTGATCCGATTCCTCTGCCTCTAGTCGGAGTCGTAGATGGAGTCTCTTTCTCTAATACCTCGGGTGTATGGACTGGTGATGGGACCCGAATCCTAGATGGAGTGATGTGGTTTAATTCTTTCAGGAAGTCTTCGTCTGATACTATACCGATGGACATGACGCTCGACTCCTACGAGATAGATGATTACGTAATCGTTTCGCGCGTCGCATATCCTGTAGGTTATCAGTTGCAGTTCCCTGATATAAGTGATCAGGATTTACACAACCCTTACGATCACACAGATGACATACGAAGTTGCCGTTGAATATCTCGCGCTTGAATATCTGGAACATTAATCTGTGCAGTCCCTTGCCTTTGTATGTTGCGTATACCGACCAGTCTTTATGGTATATCCAACATCCTTTATCCTCTTTAATAGTTAATCTTAGTAGAATTTCTCTTAACTGTTCTTCCGTGAGAGGGTGATACTTTTTTATTCTCCTTAGTATTTGGTAGACTTCACTCGGGGTCATGGGTAATACTAATGAACTGAAATCGATTTGTCAAGGCCCATTCTACCCGGCTGGAAGCCCTCTGGACACGCGCACTTACGGGCGGCGTGTCTGATTCGATCCGGCGAAATTGACCACACCTGACCGAACCTGACGTCATCTGGACCGATTCTGGACCGATTCCTGACTCCCTTACATATAAGGATGGACCCCTTCCCGACTGAATTCTACTACTTACTTTACTACTAGTGAGCGTAAGCGAACCGATATATGGGACCCTATTTTATTTCATTCTGAAATTATGTTTAAGGAAAATGCTATTTCACGCCTGCCTTTCCCGACCGTGTGGTCATACCACTTTCACATGGGTGTGCCCCCCGGTGCCAAGTGGTCATACCACTTGCCTCGACCGCGAGGGGAAACACGTGAATTTCCTAGGAAAAACGAAGGAAAAAAATAAATGAGACCAGTCTCATTAGTCAAGCCATCGAAGTGGTCATACCAATTGAGACACCCGAGCCGAGTGGTCATACCAATCAGCAAGTGGTCATACCACTCACTTGGTGGGGCAGAGTGCTCTGGACCCGTTAATGAGACTTGTCTCAATAGTCTAATAGTAGAAAATACTTGGCGCAGATGGGGCCATCCTGACATATGATTGTCTTCGTTGGATGTGGTTGTCACGTCTGACGCGCGGCGATGGGAGCCGCAAACGGGACCGGCCGAAACCGGATGAGAGAAGAGAAGACAATGATTCAGAAGACGTTCAAGAGCACGGCCTACACGGCCTACAAGAAGAAGCTGGAGAAGCCGCTCCAGTATGGCGGTGACTTCAAGGCCTACGAGACTATCGAGGAAGTCCGTGCGGCCAATGACTACCCGAACGACCGGGACATCGTGCGCTTGAAGAACGCGCAACAGAAGGCCAAAGCGCTCGCCGCAGCGAAAACGGCAGCGCTGGACGCTATCGGCATCGTCAAGCCCACGCTGGAGAATGACGATCAGCTGAAGCTCCGTGAGTTCGTCAAGGTGCTGATGTCGTCCAAGAAGTATACGATGGACGCCGCCCGCGCACTCGCCGCAACCACTCTGGGTATCGAGTGGGCCGACGGTGATGACGAAGACGAAGACGAAGAGTAAGACACACTCGGGCAGGGTCCATACGACCTGCCCGACCTAATGCGACCGACACATTCCGTGTCGCCTGTCACAAGTCAGGGTAAACGCAGAGTGGGAAACTAGGACAATACAATATGCGACTCTACAAGGTCGAGTTCAAGTTCACGAAGGGTTACAGCGAGCCCAAGATGGAAGGCGTCGCGAGCCTCGTCATCGTGGTGTCAGCGGCGAATCAATTCTCCGCCCTGACCGTGGCGTGGCAGAATCTGGCCTCGCTGAACCTGCCAGAGCCGGCCAGCTTCAACGCGGTTCAGCTCGGGTCTGACTGCTAGCACTCACCGGGGCCAGGTCAATACGACTGGCCCCGCCTACAATGGGACGGCCTAAGGGTAGCCGAAACCGCAAACGTGAGCCGAAAGAACGTGACGTGTATCTCGACCTGATGCGCCTGCTACTGATGGTCGGCAAGTCCTACCACCAGGCCAGGCGGATAGCCCTCGCTCTCCTCAAGCCCTAGCCCTTCGGGGCTGGGGTTTTTTTCGTCCGATCCCCACCTCCTTCCTGTGCGCCTCCCATCAGCCCTACCTGTGCGCTAGTGCTACAATCTAATAGTAGAAAAAGACCACGTGTTAGCTGTGCGCCTCATACTGCTAGTAACTAGTATTAGTATCAGCAGAACAAGACCATGTCCTACCTGTGCGCCTATTACTGATGTGATCAGATTCACATAGTAGTAGAGAAAGACCACATGTTGACTGTGCGCCTTCCTCTGATTGGAGACACTGCCGTGTGACCAACGCGCACTCGAGCGCGCATCCTCCCACTCACTAATAGTACAAGACCACATCATAGCTGTGCGCCTAATCTCTCATATCAGAGATTAATACTCACACACTGCTAGCTCTCACATAATAGACTCCCTCCCCCTCCCTCCCCTCTCTCACTCTCATACGACCATACCGAGCAGGTATCCAAGGGATTGGACGGTTGAGGCGTCAAATAGTTGGGAAATAGAAGAAGAAGATAATGATCTTTTTTTTTTTTTGTTTTTTTTTATATATTATTTTCTACTACTTTTCTCCAACTCGTCATCCCTTTGACATCCCTTGACAACGGTTCCTTGGATGTGGTATGATGAGGGAGAGGGAGCGGAGCGAGGGAGAGGGCTAATACCTTCGGCGCACCGACCTCTTGATTCACATCAGAGAATACGTGTTAGGGACACGCACTCAATCACACGGAATGGAGAAATCAGATGGCGAAGAGGAAGCACACTCATCAGTATCAGAAGTCGTATCCGTGGGGCATCAGGAACGCAGTCCAGTGGGAATGCGCACTCCCGGATTGCAGTCACTATCTGCCCAAGAATTGCTCAGAACCAGATGGCAAACTGTCAATCTGTCATGGGTGTATGTCAGAGTTCGTGCTCGACGAAGAGAATATGAAATACGATAAACCAGTCTGCGCAACATGCTCGAATCCAATCACGGATGGAGATATAATCAATGAGCTGGAATTAGAGCGTCACATGATTCGCTCCACCATCGCTACCAGGACTGGACGCGCACTTGAAGAAGTGTCAGAGAGCGAGGTAGACCGGATGGTTCAGTTCAACAAACTGAAGAACATCTAATCACTACATCAGCCCATCACGGCACCCATCACGGCATGGGACGAAGTAGATTCTAGTACTAGCACTAGTACAAACGCCGGCCGGCTCGGTTTCCGAAGTCGGACCGAATCGGTCGGCGTTCGCAAGTCGTTGCAAACAGGGCACTTAGCCCCCCTTGCACCAGGTAGCCGACCTATGGTAAGCTGGTATCCGCGGCGAGCGTTGGCCGCCTCTACTACTACCAATAGTAGCAGAGAGTAGTAACAGAGCTGGTATTCCGAGAGGACAGTCCACAATGACGACAATCTACAGCGTATACGAACAGTGGCCGCATCGTGAAATCGCGTGTTTCCTCACGTTAGAGGATGCGCGCGCGTTCATGGTTTCCGCGAATCGGTATGGAACTATCTCCATGCCCATCATCATTCGCACCACCCGCAAGTCGTAACTCTAACACTCCGAAAGGACATAGCGATGAATCGTTTCTTCTGCGTCGTCTGCAACAAAATCAAGCGAGTCCAGCACTATCCCTCCAACGTAGTAAATGTGGAGTCAGATACTCCATCGCTGCGTAAGGGTAGCTGCAACCGTCACGCTCATCCATCCACTCATACCGCATGGAAGCCTGCTAATGAGGTTCAGGCTGACGCGCGCTTCAATCGCATCAACACCGCCACCGCGAGCGCGTATAAAGGGGTGAAGTAGATGGCAGCCCCACGTCGTAGCATCAAGATGGACTGCGAGGCTTGCCCCAACACGGAAATCATGTGTTCAGAGCACTTCGGCATGATGCTCTGTGATGAGTGTGTCGACAAGCAGAATTCCGCCACATCAATCCTCGCGGAGTCGAAGGTCATCGATTCAACGATTGTAGTCAAAGCAGACCTGTTCAACGCTGCTACTGTGGCGGCAGTCGAATTGAAGGGTGCCATCAACGCTGACGATTCGATTCCTGAAGAAGCGAAGGACATCAAATACACTGAAGAGTGCTACGCGCGCTTCAAGCACATGCAGGAAGTCATATTCCAGACCACAGCACAGGCCAATGAAATCATGGCACGGCTTGATGCTCAGAAGAGTGAGCTGAGGATGTGGCAGGTGCAAGTGCAAACCTCGGCGTCAACACTCGTGGCGGAATACAGGGAGAAGTTCAAATCCCTGACCATCGACATTCCTGCTCCAGTTAAGGCTACTAAGACCACCATCAAGTCTGCCAGCAAGTCGCCGAAGGCCCCGAAATTCGACCACATGGGTGTCAAGGCTGCTGCTGCGAAATACAATGTCCCCGCGAGTGGGATTCAGACGCTCGTCTACTCCAAGCACATGACACCAGAGGCGGCAGGTAAGCATCTGGCAGAGCTGATGGGCCTTCTGTAACTTCTAGTAACTGCATCCGAGAGGACAGAACTATGACACGACAGGAAGCGGCACGAATGCTCAGAGAGAAGATGAATGAGCATGGTCTGACTGATTGGAGCGTAAGGCTCAATCAGAACATGGATAGCCGGTATCTGGGACTTTGTAGCTACAAGGACAAGTGTATCATCCTGTCCGCCCATCATATCGACATCCATCCATCACCTGATGTCACGAATACCATCCTACATGAGATTGCACACGCACTCGTGGGGCCGGGACACGCGCACAATCAGGTATGGCAGGAAAAGGCCAAATCAATCGGATGTGACAACACTCTCCCATGCTCCAACCTGTCACTGTCACCGGACGTCATCGATGCTATCAGGTCTGGTGCTGATGTTGAGGTGACATTCGACGAGCATGTCGTGAGGACGCCGAAATACAAAATCACACGGCTTCAGGACAAGTGTGAGGTGTGTGATAAGGTGGCAGTCACCAAGTCAGAGAAATTCATCGAGACGGGAGACAAGAAGAAGCACAATCTGAAGCTCATCACTCTCGAATGTGGGCATGTGATGATGCGTAAGATTCCCAAAGGGACTCCGTTTCATCTGTTCCAGATGGGTGGCTCTGAAGATTGTGTTCACACGTGGGAGAAGAACTCCTGCACATCATGTGGCAGGTTCAGACCATACCAGTTTCAATTGGAGGGTATGGCATTCCTTGAAACTGCTCTCTCCACTAACTCTGGAGCAGCATGTTTCGATGAGATGGGCCTCGGTAAGACAATTCAGGCTGGTGGAGTGATTTTCTTCAATCGTGCAGCACTGACACCGACACTATGGGTGGTGAAGGCCGGGACGAAGTATCAGACCGCATCATTCATTCTCCATTGGATGCCGGGTCATTTCCCTCAGGTCATCAATACGTCGAAGGATGTGTTGGTGCGAGGCTACACGCACTACATCATCGGATACGACATGCTGGTCCACAAATCACGGACACTGAAGAATGGGACCGTGGTCAACAGTGGATTCGATATCAAGAAATTCGACGATATCGGCATCAAGTGTGTGGTCCTCGACGAGTGTCAGCAAATCAAGAATGTAGACTCATCACGGACACAGATGGTTCGGCAGGTGGTGAAGGGTCGTAAAGTCCTACCTCTGAGTGGAACGCCGTGGAATAACCGTGGGACTGAACTCTTCCCTGTCCTGAACATGATTGCGCCGATGAAATTCCCATCTGAGGCGAAGTTCGAGAGAGATTGGGTGGAACACTACTGGGACGGCAATCGCTACAAGGTGGGTGGCATCGCTCGGCATCGTATCGCGGCATTCAAGGAATACATCAAGGACATCTGTATCCGTCGGGAGAGAGCTGCTGTCATGCCAGAGCTTCCGAAAACGAACCGACAGAAGTGTGTCGTTCACATGGATTTGGTTCAGGAGAAGGTCTACGACGAGGCTGTCGACGAGTTCGTGAAGTGGTATGAGAGTCAGGCGGAGAATCTGCAAGGTATTGCAATCATCGCAGCCATGCAGAAGATGCGTCAACTGGTAGCTATCACGAAGATACCTGCCACGTTGGAATACATCGACGAGTTCGTAGAGGAGACTGACCGTAAGCTAGTCATCTTCGCCCACCACATCGCCGCACAACAGCTAATCCATGACGATGTGTTCGAGAAATATAGTAAGCAATTTCCAGTCATGCAAATCACGGCAGATATGACACCGTTGCAACGATGGGAAGTGCAGGAGAAGTTCAATAGCTCTAAGAGGGCCATCATCGTTGCATCAATGCTGGCAGCAGGTGAGGGACTCAATCTCCAGACATGTTCAGACTGCGTGATGCACGAGCGTCAGTGGAATCCCGGTAAGGAAGAGCAGTGTGAGGACCGATTTGCACGTATCGGACAAGAGGCGAATTCAGTCAACGCAGTCTACATGCACATGGAGGGGCTGACAGTAATCGACGCGCAGTTGGACACGATGGTAGAACAGAAGAGGATTCGCTTCCACTCTGTCCACAACACAGGTGAGGTTCAGGCGTGGAATGAGCATGAGCTGATGAAGGAACTGGCTGCATCTATCGTTCGCGCACACAAGATGAAGCGCGCGTCCTGATTAACTAGACAAGAGAATAGAATACATGGGACCACTCAATAGTGGGTGGTCCCGAGATACAGATAGGAATACGAGATGAAATTCGACTACACGAATCCGGGCTACTGGCCGACACAAGAGGAAGTGCTAGAAGTGAACGCGCGCTCAATCATTTCAGATTGCCGCGCACTGATTTCTGGCACTCTAATTCCTCGCTCATTCGGTAACATCAGTAGCGTATGGTCGGAATACACACCTGATACAGTGAAGATGCGTAAGACTGATGTAGTGGACCGGATGCGCGCTCAGTCAGTGAAACTAACAGAGAAGAGAACTAGTCGAGCGCGCGTGATGAAACTGACTCGCATGTTGGAGCAGAATGGCATGGATTCTATCACTGCAACGAACAAGGCGTTAGACCTACTGAAAGGGACAAAGTGATGAAGCACTACATCGAGTTCCGCGTAGAACTACACGAAGACGCTCAGGGAGATGCCGTCAAGGTATTCGCTGATGAGCTTCAGGACATCATCATCGATGCTCTGGACCCATCAACGGGAGCACCAGACATCTTCACTCAGGATGTCACTCACGAAGTGGTGAGGGTGAAGGAGTGACAGTCATAGGATGGGTGATGCTCGTCCTATTCCTCATCATCGCCATCGCCGCAGGTTCGGACTAACACTAGACTGGAGACTAGACATGACAATGCAGCAACTCTTCGACATCGCAGCACCGGCTCTACTCGCACAGAACGCGCGGTCAGAGCGTAGCAACGACATCACCGACATCGATGGTGAGATTACGGAAGTCATCTGCGCGTATCGCGGCAAGGATGGGCTGAAGTGTGCTATCGGTCACATCATCCCCGACTCCATCTATCAGGAGAAGATGGAAGGACGCGCAGTCCTCGAACTCTACACGACATACGCGGACTTCAGAACACTCATCAGTGATGAGTGGGACAACGAGCTGCTGACGTTCCTCGACAAGCTCCAGAGCGTGCATGACAACTACGAGCCGCAGAAGTGGCGCTCGGCTCTCAGCGACTTGGCGTGTGACTTCAACCTCAACCTGATGAGCATCTACAAGTAGACTAACAGCCACAGTAGCCCAATTGGCAGAGGCAGCAGACTTAAAATCTGCAAAGTGTCAGTTCAAATCTGACCTGTGGCACCAACTAGAGGGAGAATGAGATGAAATACATCATCACAGTAGCCGTGGTCATCGAGGCCAAATCACATGATTCCGCCGTGTTACAAGCCCTTAAGAACTTCAAGAAGGATGATGTATTGGGCACCGTGGAGATTCTCTCGGTCACACAGAAGGAGAATAACATCATGCAGCAGTTGGCTGATGCTATCGTTGAACTGAGAAATAACAAGAACAGGGAGACAGTATGAACTTCAATGCAGGCGACCTGATTGGACACGAGCTGGCGAAGATTCAGCTCACTGATGATGAGATTGTATTCACGCGCACTGATGGGCGTGTGTTCAAGATGTATCACTCTCAGGACTGCTGCGAGAGTGTCTACATCAAGGAGATTGTGGGCGATGTCGCAGACTTGGTGGGAACACCGATTCTGGAGGCATACGAGGAGTCGAACCACACTGAAGAGGGATATGACAGTGTTACGTGGACGTTCTACAAGATTGGAACTGTCCGTGGCACCGTCAACATCTCATGGCACGGAGAGTCTAACGGATACTACAGTGAATCAGTTGACTGGATGGAGGTGAAGTAATGATGGCATTGAATCGCGTCAACAAGCAGGGCATGAAATACTACCTCGAAGAACTGAATGGGATGCAGCGCACGCGCGTGAAATCGCTGGACCTGAAGAAAGAGATTGTAGTAGACCACAGCATCCAGCGCATGTCGCAGGGCTGGTATGAGTGGACGATGGAAGGCGAGAGTATTCAGAATGCGTTTCCATTCTTGGATGCATCGGAGAGAGAATTCCTCATGACAGGCATCCTCGACGACGAGTGGAATGACATGTGGACTAGCCGGACTACTGGAAAGGAGAATCTGTGAGCACTCTCTACATCATGTGTGACCATGCATACACCGTATACTACTACGGTTCAGTGATGGTCATTCACTACAATCTCATCGTGGGAGATGAGCCTGGAATGGAGTTTCACACACATCAGTTGAGTTCTCAGGAACACAAGGAAGAAAACAATCGCATCATGTGGGAGAGGTGGTAGCTATGACTGACAATAAGAGAGACGACAGGATTCTGACACAGCGGGAACTCATTGCCGAACTCATGGGAATGATTGGCAACATGCAGGAGACACAGCGTCATCTCGTAGACTGCATGACCATGACCAATAAGCGTGTGGATACGCTCCACGCGCGCTTGGACGAGATGGATTTCCAGTTGAAGGGCACACCTCTCAATGATGTTGAGGGACTTCCCACCATGACGGTGAATCTCTCCACCATGCGGGAGTTCCTCGACACTCATTCGCATGGACGTACTCAGACTCTCTCACGTAAGGCTCGGCAACGCGACGACAGCTAATAGGAGACTACAGTATGACCGCACTTCAGTTCCTCACCTCGCCGGAATTCGGTTGCTGCAACACGTCAGAGCTGATGGCACTGGCGCGCACCAACAAGGAGGACGTGGCGAAGCTCAAGGAATACGCCAAGGCCGAGATGGAGCGCAAGGAGATTCCCATCACGGAGAACAAGTAATTCATCGAGGTTAGCCGCGTCCCTTACGCTGGCTAATGTGGGCACCATCCTGAGCCTGCGGTAAAATCAGGATTCAGTTTCCTAGTTCTGAATAAAGACTAGGGTTCATTCCACTAATGGAATGGTTTAGTTAAGCCTGCTCTCTACTACCACTAGGTGTTCTAGTGGCGCCTAGAGTGACCTAGGTGATGTGAAAGATAGTAGAGAGTAGACTTAACTGAACGCTGCTAACTGATAGATAGGAGTAACTGATGATGACTGAAGGTAAGCCACTGACACCACTATCGGATGGAGTAGTTCTCATCGTGGGAACTAAGGCTAGCAACTTTGAATACTCCCTGCGCACTCATCCACGCATCATCATGTGGGAGAGTCAGCAGGAGCACTGGACCAACAAGGATATGCCCTCTAACACTAGGGCTGTATTCATGACCAGATTCATTGGTCACAGCTCATTCGAGAAGATTGTGGCTGAGGCTAGAAAGAAGAGAATTACAATCTTCAATCCGACCGGCACAGGAACCATCATCCGTCAGGTCAAGGAGTTGCTATCAATCACTAAAGTCCCTGCTGTGCGCCCCGAACCAATCACTACTGAAACGAAAGTAAAGGAGACTACTGTGGGAACTAAGAGCACACTATACCCGTTGATTCCATTCATGGACTTCACACTCACGAATGCTGAGAACGCGCGGAGACTCATCATCAAGGCAGCGGAACTGAACATCAACACTACACTGGATTCACTCAACCAGTATGTGTATGTCCAGCGCAAGAAGGCTGGCATCCCTTCAGTCGTATCTCGTAGGAAACCTGAACCGGTAGTGAAGAAGCAGGTAGTCGAGTCAGTAGATGTGAGCATCGAGATTTTGGACAATCTCATCAAGGGATTACAGGACATGCGTGCTTTCTTCGTGGCGACGGTGAATGAGAACAACGAATTGAGAGCGCGTGTGGACAAGTTCAAGAAAGCGATGGAGGGCATCTAATGATGTTCTATTATGTCTCAATCGCATGTGTGGATGGAGAGACTGAGTGGTCGATGCGTGCCACTGCTAAGATTCGGATACTGAAGTTTCTGGACGAGTATGACCATGAGGGTGCATCAATCTCCCTCAACGTCGAGGAGTATCTACCCAATGGCACCTACTTCTCCATCGCTATCCTGTATGGCGAGGATGTCTACCACACTCTGAGGGAGAAGAACTAATGGACATCATTTCGCAGCCGAAGAAGAATGTCATCTTCGATGCCACAACACTGTCATCACTGATGTCATGTGCGCGGTATCACAACACGCGCTTCAATCATCGGATGGTTCCACTGAAGGGTAAGTCGAATTCTCTCGAAGTCGGCTCACTGATACACAAGGTGCTGGAAGTGTTCTACAAGCATCAGGTGAATGGCTTCAAGCGAGAGACATCAATCGGACAGGCGATGGCGTCTGGTATGTTATACATCACTGGATGTCCTACCTGCGTCTCTGGTATGAATTCAGAGTGTGGACATGAGGCTGAGGAGTATCCGGGTGTCAGCAATACACCGAAAGAGAATGAGAAGTGGAATGTCGGATGGGAGTTCGCACTCAAGACGTGTGAGCAGTACTTCGACTACTACAAGAACGATGCACTCATCCCCCTCGCAGTAGAAGATGTGCGGGGTGAGGTCATCTATGAGGATGATGAGATTCGAGTGCTGTGGAAGGCGAAATTCGATCTCATCGTTGACACGAATCAAATCGGTATCGTGTCACTAGACCATAAGACCTTCAAACAGCGGCGTGATAAGAGTTCACTGTCCAATCAATTCAGTGGACATTGCGTGCTGCTGAAGAGTAGGAATGTCATCGTCAATAAGATTGGGTTGCAGACTACCCTGAAGATTGATGAGAGGCTGGGCAGGGAAGTAGTCTCATACAGTGCATCACGACTGTTGGAGTGGCAGGGTGAGATTGTGCCCTACTACGCCTACAAGTATATCCAGTTCACCGAGACTGGATTCTGGCCTCCCGATTTCACCCACTGCGACAACATGTTCGGTGCGTGTGCCTACAAGCAGGTATGCGAGGCCGACCCATCCATGCGTGAAGAGGTGTTGCGTAACAACTATGAGTTGGCTCCAATCTGGGACCCAACCAATAAACAAGAGGAGAAGGACTAATGCACAGAGAGGAACTACTCTTCATCGCATCGCACTGGTCAATCGAACAGATGAATGCCTACATTCAATCATTAGAGAAGAGAGTAGAGGAGACACGCGCACTCATCACGGAGTTGAAGAAGGTTCGACGACGCACAAGAGCACCGAAAGACACAGGGACTAGGGGTGGCAAGTAATGAGTAACATGAATGACGCGGACTTCAATTCTCTCTACTGCTTATTCAAGGGAGAGCCTGGAACTAGGAAGTCAACACAGGCACTATCATTCCCAGGTCCACAGTATTGGTTCTCGTGGGATAGGAAGATGAATGGCATCTATCTGCCCATGAAGAAGTGGGGCATCGACCCGAAGACTATCCAATACGACGACTACGATGATTGGGCCAAGCCCAAGAAGAAGTTGGAGCAGTTGCAGGTCAGTTGTCCCTTCAAGACCATCATCATCGATTCCATTACATCGATGGCAGACATGACTCTCAGACAGACGATGAGGGTCAAGTATGGGACTACGAGACAATCAGGTGCTACAGCCGGTAAACTAGTAGCAGGCATCGCAGTCAATGAGATTGAAGACTACAATGCCGAGAGTTCTGCGATTCAGGAGTTGATTTCGCTCACCAAGGACATCAATGTCTATCACAAGGTGAACGTCATCCTCATCGCGCATGTGGTGAAAGCAGAATACCGCGATACCACTAAGAAGACCACGCATATCAGTCGTCAGATCGTGACTGCTGGTAAGAACGTGGCGGCTAAGATTCCCGCGTATTGTGGTGAAGTCTATCACTTCAATATTGACGCGGGATTTGTTGAAGGTGCAGGAGGTGCCTATACACTATTGACTACACACACTGGCGATGACTTCGCGAGGACGGCATTAGAACTGCCGACCAAAATCGAATTGGGAGATAAGCCTCTCTACGATACGTGGGTTAAGCCAGCGATTGACAAGATGAAAGTGGAATACGTTCCCGCTACGAAATTCTAGTCTCTACAAGTGTAGGGACAGAACAACGAAGACAACGACAACGAAGACACAGAAGACAGAGGGTATCAGAGTGCCAATGATTCAATTCGGTGAGCGTGATCTTCTCCGCGGTAAGGTTGTGGAGCCTGCGTGGTATCTCGTGCGTATCGACAACGTGGGAGAGGCTCCCAGCAAGGATGGTGGTTCCACCAACTATCCGGTGGAGGGTACCATCATCAAGAACGCCGACAATGGCGCAGAGGACTTCAAGAACGTGCCTCTGGATTGGAATTTCAACAGCAAGGCTATCGGCTTTGCTGTGGGCTTCCTCTCGGCTTTCGGCGTGGATGTGAAGGCAGGTGCGAGGTTTGAACTCGCCAATGCTACGGGTAAGACGGTGGAAGTGTTCGTGGAGAACGGTGAGTGGCAGGGACGCATCGTTAACCGCGTCAATCACAAGTACCGTACTGTGAGGGCGTAGTACTACTCTGCGGGCTGGAAACTGAGCAACTATTAGAATCAACAGAGCTAATGGGTGTTCGACCGCCAGTTGTGTGAAGGGTTTGGGGGTGACAGTAAGCACGTAAAATGATGGAACCCCCATCGAGTAAGGAGCAGGCTTACCAACAATCGGAGACATAGATGAAACTCTACAACGTGCTGATGGCAGAGGCGGAACCAGAGCAGATGGAACTTCCGTTCGATCCTCCCCTCAAGATCGATGAAGAGGAAGAAGAGGATGATGACGACGACGTAGATGAAGATGACGTCGATGAGGATGATGAGGAAGACGAGAAAGAGTAACAGATTCATTGCGCGTACTCAATAGTTGCTGGGTGAGTGATTGGAGAGTGCGTGTAGTGACAGGGGCCATATCTAACGCCACAATAGGGTGGTTCACAGGTATGGCCCCGCTTTTACCCGATACAGATAGATGGAGAGTGAAGTGACTGAAACTAAGATTACGGGACGTATCATCAAGGTCAGTAAGGGGGGTTGGGGATTTATCAGCTCCAAGGATATCGAGTTTACTCGTATCTTCTTCCACTGGTCTGCACTCCGACAGGACACGCTCAACTTCAAGAAGCTGGAACTAGGAATGTATGTTGAATTCATTCCTACTCATCTTGAAGGTCGCGGCTATAGGGCCATTCAGGTGAGGGTCATTGACAAACCAGTGAGAGAGGAAGAAGTAGATGGAATCCCTGAAGCTGAAGTGTCCCCACTGTCAGAACTCGGACCAGAGAATGATGGAGCCAGTAACAATTAAGATTCATTGTTGCTGGGTGTGCTCCAAACTATTTACATGGGAGGAAGAGAATGCCGAGCGAATACCTGAAAGTCAAGGCGATAGTGGTAGTGCTAAAGAAGTACTACCCAGACCTAAATGACGAACGCGCGGTCTACATCGCATACGACATCCTCTTCGCATTAGCGAGACTGGAGCAAGAAAAGCTTGAATCCTAACACTAATAAGAAATACGTAGGGGGCTACGGCCCTGTAGGAGCCAAATTCGTCATATTGGGCGAAGCTCCATCACACGAGGATACCGCTTCAGGTAGACCATTTAGTGGTAGTCATGGGAGAGAACTAGACAGATTACTGAAGGACGCTGGAGTACCCAAGCATGAAGCATGGCTGACTACCGTATGCAAGTATCAGGTGCCCAACAATGAGGGGAAGAAGAAATTACCCTTTCCTATACGCGCTCGTGATAGTGGCATCGATATGGAGCAACAACTATCTGAACTGAGGGTGGAGATAAATGACATTAAACCGAACTGTATACTCGCTCTCGGTGGAACTGCTCTGTGGGCGCTATCTGGGAAAACCAAAATTGCTCAACACCGTGGATCTATTATGTGGGGGATGGGCACGAAGTTTGTACCTACCTATCATCCCGCGCACCTTCTACCTGGCACTTCAGGTGGCGAAATCAAGGGTTATTACAATCGACAGATTATGATCTTCGATATGCTCCGTGCGTATCAAGAGTCTAGAACATCTGAGTTAGTCCTACCCCAACGAGTATTACAGGTGGCATCCAGTTCAGCCGACCTGTATTACTTCCTCGAACGGTATAAACACTGTGATAAGGTAAGTGTAGACATCGAGGCTGGTGGTCATTGTCTGCCTATCTGTATCGGCCTATCATTTACTCCAAACCACGGCATCACTGTGCCCCTATGGAATCGAGATGGAATTAGTTCGATTCCAGACAACGACATGGTGACGCTGTGGAAGATGTTGGCGCAAGTTCTCTGGGAGAAGAAAATTGTCGGACAAAACTTCAACTACGATCGAGATAAGATTCGACGACTTGGGTTCGCCATTAAAGGAATACACTCTGATACTCTCCTCAAAGCGTTTGCCATTAATCCTGAACTTCCGAAGGGTTTGGCTTTTCTTACTTCGATCTATACTAGAGAGCCATACTATAAAGATGAAGGTATGTACGAGGGGAGCTACCGAGACTTATTCCTTGGATGTTCACGTGATGCGTGTGTCACATACGAAATCAATGACGCGATGGACGCGGACTTAGATGAGCTGAATGTCAGAAAGTTCTATGAGAACTTCCTCATGAAACTGCCTGACATGTATGCTGAGATTGAGAGGAACGGATTCCACATCGACTTGGAGAAGAGAAATGAACTCATCGGGAAGTACGTCGAGTGGGACGAGCGGCTCAGAGCAGAGATGTACCCATTGGCGGGTATTGACGTTAACGTCGGTTCGCCACTACAAGTGCATTCCCTCCTCTTTGATGTCTGGAAACTACCGAAGAGAAATGGTACTGGTGAGGAAGAACTCACGGCATTGCTCAATCTACAGGGTACCGGTGTCAGAGTCCCGGAGCAGAGATTATGGATTGAAAAGTGCCTTGAGAGAAGACGTGTTAAGAAAACTCTCAGCACGTATCTCCTCGCTATTCCAGACTACGACGGAAAGATGCGAACCACCTGTTTCATGTGTCTCGAAACTGGTAGAACCTCTACGGGACAGCAGAATCCTCCCATCCGTCCTCTCGTAGACCTAGTAGGTAAGGGTAAGCAGAAAGACATGAAACCGATGGGCACAGCATTCCAAGTGTTCACTAAGCATGGTGACATTGGGAGTGATGTGAGAGGTATGTATGTCCCTGGTCCTGGTGAGGTATTAGTCCAGCTCGATAGTAGTCAGGCCGAAGCGCGCGTCGTATTCAATTTAGCCACAGATGAACAGGCATTAAAGGACATAGACGAACATGATTACCATGCTCTCACTGCTTCTTGGTTCTTCGGTGGTACTGAATCTGATTATTCTAAGAAGGTGCTCGGATATGAGTCACCGATTAGATTTGCTGGTAAGACTCTCCGCCATGCAGGACACCTTGGGGCAGGCAAACGAAGAGCGAGTACAGAACTTAATACTCAGGCAAGAAAGTATAAAATCCCGATCACCATCACAGAGTCAATAGCTGAACGCGCGCTCAAAATCTTCCACAGCAAGCAGCCTAAGATTCAGCAGGTATTCCATCTCGGTATCATCGAGTGTCTGAAAGTGAATAGGCAACTCATAGCCCCTCTACCCTATGGAGTAGATGCACCCATCGGCGGCGTTCGGATCTTCTACGAACGCTGGGGTGATGATCTGTTCCGTCAAGCATTCAGCTATATCCCACAACGCGCGGTCACGGACAATACGAAAGCGGCAGCCATTCGTATCAAGAAACAGTTTCAGGAAGCCAAGTTAATCCTAGAAGCACACGACGCTCTAGTGTTTGCTGTGCGCGTGGGGTGGTTGGATGATTTCGTTGCAATAGCCCAGAAGGAGATGGAACGGCCACTGAACTTCACTTCCTGTAGTTTGCCTAGACGATTCCTCAAGATTCCATGTGACGTTGAAGTAGGTGAAAATTACAAGGACTTGAAGAACTATAAGAAGTCAGTAATGAAGACTGAAGTAGTCGATGTAAGACCGATGACTATTACAGAACAATTCCTTGTCTCTGAATAGAGGAATGAGACATGTCATGGCTGAACACTTTGTTGGAACAACACAACGAACTAGAATCACCGACCAATTTCTGGTTGTGGGGAGGTTTAGCCGCGATATCAGCGGTAGTGAAGGACAACGTATGGATAAGCCGACAGATACACAGCTTGTACCCCAACATCTACGTGATGTTCCATGCAGAGAGCGGACTAAAGAAGGGTCCGCCCATCAGCATGGCGAAACAGTTAGTGAGAGGGGTCGGTGGTACTCGTATTATCAGTGGAAGGAGCAGTATCCAGGGTATTTTGAAAGAACTTGGGACAGCACAGACCCAACCGGGTGGAAAGGTAATTTCTAAGTCTACCGCATTCATCTGCTCAAGTGAGCTGACGAGTTCGATAGTAGAGGACAAGGTAGCCACCGACATACTGACGGACCTTTATGACCGGCAATACAATATAGGAGAGTGGCGTTCTCTACTAAAGATGGAGTCCTTCAATCTGAAAGATCCCACCATCAGTATGTTGACCGCTACGAATGACGCGCACTCATCGGACTTCTTCGGGAAGAAGGACATACACGGTGGGTACTTCGCTAGGACATTCGTCATCTCAGAAAATAAACGACATAGAGCGAATTCACTGAGTGTCCCACTCAAGAATCCACCGAACTACACGCGCTCGATTGAATATCTGAAGGAAGTAGCCAGTCTGGTGGGTCCATTCGTACCACTAGGGAGTCGGGAAATCACTGAAGTACACTATATCCCCCACCGCGAGGTAGAAACAGGGGATATCGTATTCTTCAGTAAGGCGGGTGTCATCTACGAGAAGTGGTATGAAGAGTTCGCAGTAACGATGGTGAATCAAGAGGTCAAGGATGAAACTGGAACTATGAATCGATTCGGTGACTCCGTTCTGAAAGTAGCTATGCTCCTTTCATTGGCACGTAGTCCTGAGTTATACATCGATGAAGACTCCATGAATCTAGCCATCACCTACTGCGAGAAACTAATCGGTAACGTAAGGGAGATGACTCATGGGAAGAAGGGGTTATCGGAGTCGAAGAATTTGAAGGGGCTAATCATCAACGAACTGTTAGGAAGAGAAAATCAGCGTATCAGTAGACCGATGTTATTGAAGAAGATGTGGAGTCATTACAAGGAGGCCCAGGAGTTGGATGATATCATGATGTCATTCGATCAGGCAGGGATGATTAAGACTGAATCGATAGGAAACCAGATCATCTACGTGATGCCAGAGAATCAGGTAGGTGAATTGCGTAGACTGTATGCGGGGAAATCCAAATGAGTATATCAGATGACTGCACATCGGGAATACATGAGTTCTGTAGCCCATGTGAGTGCGAGTGTCACAAGAAGTGGCAGGAACAACTACTCGATCTCATCACACTGATGCCTGATTTCCAGACACAGGAGATCATCGACTACATCATGGACCTGCGTAGGATTCGGGCTATACATGCTAATCCCAAGACCTAAATTCGAGGAACCTGAGCCGATTAAACCGACAGGTCCGACTAAGGCATTCACTGACTGGTACTTGGGTGTACCTAACTGGACGTGTAAGGAGTGTAGTGCGGTGATGTTTGGTCGGATGCTATATTGCATCTACTGTAAGCAACGGCTAGGGAAAGATACGAGGCGACCCGATGAATGGAATCGTCAAGAAGTTAGTGTCAGATAAGCAGTTTGGATTCATCACTGGTACTGATGGGAAGGAGTATTTCTTCCACAAGCAGGACTTGGTGAATCAGGCTGAATTCAGGGATTTAGAGGTGGACATGGATGAGGGACTGTTCATTCCTGTTCGGTTTGAATCAGTCCCCTCAACCAAAGGTCCACGCGCGGCATCAGTGTCTCGTACTGACGTATTAGCTACAGATCCTCAAGCCAGCCCCACACCCAACACGGAATGAAGTGCCAGTTAGGACATGGGGGTGGATAGTACTGAGTGCAAGGTTTTGTATCCATGACTACTACCTCCTGAAGAATGGACCCAAAGGCCCGCCGCCAGTGATGTACTTCTCTTTAATGCGAGTACCGAAGAAATCATTGACGGCGGGTAATATCTTACCAACCGACTCACCTTTATCATAAGTCTGAGTACCCATACCAGCCATGATTGGAGCTAGTAGAGCTAGTAACTTCGGATTCTCTCGATACAGTTCAAGTGAGTCCTGCACAGCTAATGGCACGAACATCTGCAAAGTCCTGTCCATCGTGTGGAAGGGCTGGTACTGTGACGCATTACCGATGTCATACCAGAACTTAGCGATGGGATTCAGCTTGTTGACGAAGAACCTTTCGCCAGCATCAGCCTGTGTAGTAGCCTGGAATCCACTACCATATCTGTGGTATTGACCTGTCGCGGCTGATGTATACCCACCCCTGAGAGCACGCGCACCCGCCACTAGATACTGCTGGAACCCCGCACCCGGATCTAAGCGCGTGTTACCGATTCTAATCTTACCGAAGTCAGAACTGGTCAGATCAGTCTCTACATCCCCGCCCGCCATCTTACCAAGTGCAGCTACTGAACCCCACGCACCCATCGTCGCGAGCATAGACAGCATGTACTGCTTACGAACTTGTGGAGAGGCCATGACGTAGGTAGCAGGACTAAGCATCCTCATTCTCGATGCCATCAGTCTGGGTGAGAATAAGACTTTAGAGAGTGCATTAGCCATGAATTCTGCATTGATTTCAGTACTCTGATAGGGGAGAATGAACCCCCTCAGCGGACCTCGGCCAGTAGCAGTATTCACGAAGTCAGCGAACTCCTTACCAATCACTAGATTCTTATAAGGATCTAATGCTTCTGCCTCCACCTTCGTGACAATCTGTTTACGAATGTTGGGTCTAATCTCACCCGTAGCCATGCCTACCTTAGACATAGCGTGGGCCTCGTTTAATAATTTCTCCAAAACATTAGTGCGCGTCACATTCAGGAAGGTTCTGAAGCCTCTATTAGTCCCTCGGAACATAGGAACCTTGTCTACCCAATCCGATGCTAGAGCTTCCTCCCTCGCACTCAGGGGTGCGCCTGCTTCCATCAATTTGAATCCAATCTGCTTGGCGTATGATGGATTCAATTTCTTAGTACGAGCATCCCTAGTTTCGACGAACATTGGCTTACTTCTGAGTTCCATATCGACTCTATCAGCTACCTCTTTGGAGAATACTGATTTGACGCCTACAGGGATAGCCTTCCAAAACTCCCTGTCATGAATTAGTCCGATGCCCTGACGTAGTGGAGCAGAGAAGTCCAGAGTAGTTGTAAGACCAGATGGGAGTGCCATTAATTCACGAATAAATGTACGTAAGGGAGACTTCTTTTCGGGCATTTCAGTATTACCCATGCCCCATCCTAACCTCTCCTTCCACGTCCTCAGATCGGGGTTTACTGCATTAGTTGAAGGTTGGGTGTTGGCCTTCATCCAACTCATTGGACCTCCCTGTAGAATCTTCAATAGATTCTGAGGAGATTTTCCAATGGTAGTAGATCCTTCTGTATCCTTTGCTAGTCTCCTAGCTTCACTCTGGAAGAATGCGATACCTGTTAATACTCTATCCCGCCACGTCTCACCAGGTTTGAGTGCCTTAGTACTGGGTGATGCAATGATAGCTCTGTAAGCCTGATCAGGTGCTCCAGCCCTATCCAACTCCATCATCTGTTTTTCCCATCTAGTACCAGTAGTTCCTTTTGGTCCACCAGTTGGGGGTACCTCACTCATACGACTCTCGGTGATGGCTAGAGGCTTACCGAGAAGTAACTCACGCATCTTCTGTATAATAGGATCGCCACCAGTGCTACGAGCTGGAATCCCAGCCTGCTCACCACTAATCGATACAGTTCCGGGAGGTGGAGGTGGTTGGGGAGATTCAGGTTGAATAGGTCCCTTGAGGGGATCACCCCACTTATCCAGTTGACCCTTATGTACTAATACAGCCTTCACCATCTCTCTATTCTTGAGTTGGAAGTCGATGACAGGCTGTCCTTTAGTAGCAGTAGCATCAGTAGGTACAACAGTTCCATCAGGCAGCCGATAGTGGTCCTTCCCAATATTCTCGGGACGGACGAATGGTGCTACTCCTCTCGGTCCTGAACGCATCGCTATTTCAGCATCAAGAGCCCTAATTGAAGATCCTACTTCGGGATTATCGTAGTCCTTGTTATTCCCAAATGTTTCACGCCATTGCTGAAGTTCAGCATCAGTCATTCCTTTAAGACTTTCCTCCCATTGCTTATCTGCTCCAGTTCTATAGTTAGGATCACGTTCCTTTAGTAAATTGTCTACTCCTTCATTTGCGGCTCCACGACTAAAGAAACCTCCCTGAAGTAGTTCATCATCTAAATAGATACCCCAACTAGTACTACCCGGCATCTGTCTTATTACGACTCCCTGATCTGGGGGAGGGGGCTCACCACTACCACCAGCAATCTTCGGAATCTCGAAGACGCTCTTTCCCTGCTTAGTCCTACCCACCAGAACGAAGCCTTCAGGTTTGAGTGCTCTCGCTACTTCAGCCTCATCGACTGTATCTACTTCTACCCGTGTTCCAATATCTTTAGGTTGAGCATTGGCGGGGATAGCTGGATGATTCGGTAATGGCTGTGTCTGTGGTTGAATGGGATCTGAAGTGCGCATTGCCGACTTCATCTGACCATCAGCATCAGGTATCCAGACAGGATAGCCATCTCCATCCTGATATCCAAATCTGTAGTTAGCATTCACTAATTCGGCGAATACAGCCTTAGATGGCTTCAGGATAGTAGCTTCAGCCGTGTCAGGATTGATAGCTAATACATCAGGCGGAATGTTCAGTAGTGATGCGAATGGGGGTGTACCAGTCGGTTGAGTAGATGGGGGTGCATTATTAGCAGGAGTTCTAGGAGCCATATCTGCCATAGTAGGCGTTGGACCCAGATTTCCTCCTGTTGCAAGTGGATCACCTAATGACAGGTTTAATCCATCCGTGTATGGCAGAAACACTCGATCATCTGATTGAACCCGAGTCTGTGGAGGAACTGATGGAGCAGAAGGAGGTACTCCCCCACTAGGTGGCGGAGGAGCAGAAGGCATTTGACCAACAGGAGGCCCAAGATTACCACCAAAGTCATTACGTCCAGAGTTCTGTAGACTCTGAATGGGTACAGGTCTACCACCACCAATAGGCGTATAGTGACTGAAGTTCAACTCGCCCTGATTGGGGTCGCCAGTAGGTGTAGGACTAGTAGTCGGGTCCCACAGATTACCCTGTCTGGGTTCAGCAGTATAATCTGCTAGATTGATAGATTGTTCACCACTCTGGGGTACCCTATAGTTACCAGGGATATCAGGAGATCCCATACCCGGTAACATCTGTTGGAACTCATTGGGTAATTGTGGCCCCTGCCTAATGCTAGGAATAGGTTGGGGAATCTGAGGTTTAGGCAGCATGCTATGGATACCCGCCATAGCAGTACCAGTACCAAAGCCTAATGCACCACCCATTGCAGTCTGACCGAACATCTCTCCTGCTGATGGAAGTTCCCACTGACCAGTCTCAGCGATATGACGTGGAATAGAGCCAAATAGCCCCTGTCCAGCACCATGTGCAGCAGCCTGACCACCATATTTGAGAACTTCACCTAGAGCTGCACCCTTACCGGGAACATTAGGACCGGGGAACAGAGGATTCAATACACCTTCTGTTCCAATCACCCCCCAATTAGGAGATTTACCCTCCATCAACTGACCGGCTAACTCTGAACCTGCACCACCAATGAATGATAGGGCAGGATAAGAGGCCCACGCTAATGGTGGGAATGCAGCGGCTGCTACACCACCGAGAAAGTCACCAGCCGTAGAGCCAGCCATACGAACAGCATTAGGCCATGTGACTGTTTGGTCCCATAGAGTCTGCTCCTGTTTAGGTGGAGGAACATTGGCGTATGGGTCAGGCATAGGCTCCCAGTCATAGCCGGACTTCTTCTTCTCTGGCTTGGTGGGATCGGGCATAGGAACCCATTGTTGTGGCATTATCTGTCCCTACTGACTGTCCAAGTCTTTCCGCCATCGTGGGTGATTTCAAAGTTCACGCCATCACGAGTCCTACGCCATCTCATTTCAGGATTAACTGGATCTCTCTCATATTTGTATTCCTTAGACCCACCAGCCTGATAGTCTGAATCATACTGTTGGGGTATCTGAGCAGTAGGATTGATTGCCTTATAAGCCTTCCAGTATTCGATGACCTTCTCCTTACTGTTAGATCCCATACCCATGAAATTGGGGATACCCCAACCCTCATCGATGGGTGGAATTAGTGATACTGTATTGTCAGGATTCAAATCGAAGAACTCCTGCCACTTTGGATTCTCGTTATATACCTGTTGCTGACGATTGATCATCTCCTGCTTCTGTTGGGTAGGAGATAGTTGGGCAGGTGGTTTAGCAGTAGCAGGATTGGCACCAGGTACTGTCTGTTTGGTAGTAACAGCATTCTTACCAGCAGTCTCTACTCGGGCCTGAGCAGCTACATTGTTAGCATCAGTCCGTGCCGCTGCGGCAGTATTATTAGCATTAACCACATTCATCTGATTCGTGCCCATCAGAATCAGTTTATCGCGCTCATCCATTCCACTAGATGGGCCTAAATCGACTGGAACACCCGGATTTTGTGGGTTAAATCCAATCATTCTATCGCCATCGAATTTAATAGTCCACTGTTGTTGCTTGAGTGCGTATGCTTGAGCACGAATACGCTCACTCTGTGCCCTACTTTCCGCAATACGATTCCTATCATCATTATAGCGTGCAGTCTCAGCATTCCTCTCGCCAGTAGTCCAGTTATTGACTAGATTACCAGCTAATTGGCGTTCATTAGCATTCGACGTATTCTCTAACTGAGCAGCCTGCTGATAGGGTCCAGTCTTCTCCTTCCATTCAGCCATATCACGGATATATGGCGAATACATGACCCGATCCGAGATATTCTGGATGTCCATCCCCTTAGCATTGGCTCCGAATGCTGTAGCCCCTGCTGTTAATGCTCTAAGTAAGCCCGGTTTATTCCTCTCCGGCATATTATCTAACAGATCATTATATCTATCCCCCGCTCTAGTCTGAGGAGTGTAGACTTGGTTTGTCATCTTCACCAAATCTTCAATCCGAGTACTAGTCACTCCTCCCTTATTGGTATCATTGGGTTTAGTAGTGATGGGACCGAAGTTTCCTCCCGGTGGGTTAGCATCAGCAGGTTTCCAGGAGTCACCAGAATGATCAATATCATGGCTGTAATCGTAATTCTTGAACGCATCCTGATCACTACCGGGCCTCATATTACTCCGGTCAATCAGATCCATGAAATCCATCACTCCTTTAGTCATATTCTGCTGATTCGGTTGACTGAATACAGCCTGTTGACGGAGCTGACTGATGTCGTTGTTGTATCTGTTAGTTGCCATCAGTTAACTCCAAATTCCCTGTTGACCAGACATGGAGGGACCAATTCCACCACTGTAATAGGCAGGGTTATTAAACTGTGGATTCTGATAGTTGCTGCCAAAGTTAGGGTTACTGATTTGAGGATTAGTCTGCTGACTTCCATAACGCTGCTGACTCGCAGACTGCTGGTTACGATTACCGAAATAGTCGAGTAAAGGAGTCGCGTATTGACTGATGGTATTGGCGGCATCTCTACCACGGCTCATAGTCTGCTCATACTGTCCGGGTAACTGTTGACCTAACCTCTCCTGTTCCATGAGATTGAGTCCCTGATTACCGCCCTGACCGACAATATTCATAGCCTGATTACCAAATAGTTGGGATTGACCGGGTGTCGTTCCATACAGGTTAGACATACCCTGTAATGCAGCCATTCGATTCCGCATATCGTCAGCATTCGCAGCGGAACTACGTGATGCAGCAGCTTCAGCCGCCGCACCATTACGCGCATCAGCCTGCGTCATTGAATCAGCATTGTAGACTTGACCACGATAGTTCAGGTCAGCATTGAACTGGCCCATCTGATTTCCCTGACCAGCATTGAACATGCCGACCTGATTACCCTGTCCTGCATTGAACTGGCTCATATCATTCGATTGACCCGTATTGAATTGACTCATGTTATTCGCTTGATTTGCATTGAATTGACCCATATTATTTGCTTGACCAGTGTTAAACTGGCTCATATCATTTGCC